ATAGAAAAAGAGAGAATCCTGCGCATCTTAACGGTTAAAAGGGCGCTATTGGGATTAGGCAGAACGCTTGCCCCGCAACTATCCAAAATAAAAGACCCGCGCAAAATACAATCTCGAATCGATAAGGAAGCGCGCTCGATTATTGAAAAGTTTGCGAATTAGCGAATTAGTGAATTAGTGAATTAGCGAATTAGCCAAAACGGCGAAGTTGGAAGTTGGAAGTTGAAATGAAGCCAGTTTTTCAAACAAGATATGGGAAGAATAAAGGCAATTGTTTTCAGGCGGCTTTGGCATCTCTTTTTGAATTAAAATTGGAAGAAGTACCTGATTTTTGCAATGAATATGATTTAGCCAGCGAGGAATGGTATAGGCAATTTGTTAAGTGGCTTCGGATACGTGGTTATACATCACTGCCAGTAAACGTAGATAATTTAGACAGACCTAATTACAAAGATTGTTATTTGCTTGTAACGGGAAGAAACAAAGATGGAGTAAATCACTGTGTTATTTATAAAAACGGGCAAATTGTTCATAATCCTAATAGAAACGGTTCTGGAATCAAACCCGAAACCATAGATTTGATTTTTCCAATGAACCCGTTCACTGAAGAAAGGTGAGCTATGAATATTAAGCGTTGAAAGTTGAAAGTTGAGAGTTGGATGTTAAATGTTTTTTCTAAAGCTGAAAAAGATGCCTGGCGGCTGCCGGGCAAACTTACCGTCAGTCAGTGGGCGGACAAACCGGGCAATCGGATACTTGACCCGGACACCTCGGCCGAGGCGGGCCAGTACAGTTCGGCAAGGACGCCTTATATGAGAGGGCCGATGGACGCCTTCACCGACCCCGAGGTCGAAGAAATCGATGTGATGAGCGCTGGCCAGGTAGCCAAATCGACCGCCATACAGAATATGATTGGCTACTGCATCTGCGAGGACCCGGGGCCGTCGATGTACGTTGTACCGAGGGAAAAGGATGTGGTGGACCGGTCGATGAAAATATTTAAGCCGATGGTCATGCTCTCGGAAGCGCTGCGAAGCCATACTACCGGAAACCCGCGCGACCTGCAGACCGATTACTTTACGTTCGACAGGATGACACTGTATTTTGCATGGGCAGGCTCAGCGCCCGAGATGGCGCAGAGGACTATTAAGAACCTGTTCTTCGATGAACCGGACAAATACCCACCCTTCGCCGGACGAGAGGCGAATCCTATCGCCCAGGCCATCAAGCGAACGGTAACTTTCTGGGACCGCAAGATTGTCAAGATGTGCACGCCGACTACGGAATTAGGGTATATCAACGTATCTTATAACCTGTCAAATAAGCAGGAAATTTTCTGCCCGTGTCCGCACTGCGGAGAGTTTAAGGTCTGGAAGTTCGCCCAGCTCAAACTGCCGAAAACGCTGCGGGACCCGGATAAAATCATTGAAACGGGCGATGTCTGGTATGAATGTGAGGTATGCGGGGTAAAAATTTATGAAGAACAAAAAGGCGGTTTGGTGGCAGCGCATATATGGCTGCCAGAAGGACAGGCAATAGATGCAGATGGCAATATTACAGGGGCGCCCAGTCGATCCAAACGACATAGCGGCTTTAATATTTCGGGGCTTGTCAGTCCCTGGATGAGCTGGCCGAGGATTATGGCCGACTGGTTCAATGCAAATACCGAACAGGGTATAGCACAGGGCGCCCTGATGGAATTTCAAAATCTGACTTTGGGCCAATCATATAAAGAGACGGGAAAGAAACTAAAGGCATCGGAGGTCCGCAAATTGACGGGCGGTTTTAGTAAGGGTACGGTACCCGCCGACTGTTTGCTCTTAGTGGCAAGCGCGGACTATCATAAATCAAGAATGCGGGGAATAATACGCATAGATTACGAGGTACGCGGTTTCGGGTACGGACTTAAAAACTGGGTCATATCGAGTGGGTCGGTACCCTCCTTCGAGAAACTCGATGAAGAAGTTCTGATGAGTCCCTTCCCCTGGGCTGATGGTACATCATCAGAAGAAAAACCCTGGCTTGCTGTTATGGCAATGTTCGTCGATTCCGGATACGAACCGGATGATGTTTACGAATACTGCCGGCAGAGGCCGGGACTTACCATACCGACTAAGGGTGAGCCCGGGCCGCGAATGAAACCGCTGCAGGCTTCATCGCTGGAATCGGCGACCGAGCATCGCCTGAGCAGCCGCCGCCGCCAGCGGTACAGGGGAATGCAGCTTTTAATTATCGATACCTTTTATTTTAAGGACCAGGTGACGAGCTGGGCCCAGCCGCGGCTGGATGATGAAGGTAAAATAATAAGCCCGGCCTTAACACAGTTTTATGATGAGATACCCTCTTATTACTTTACCGAATTTACGAACGAGCAGAAGGTACAGGTCAGGGACAAGAGAGGCAATGCACGCTGGATATGGCAGACTATTACCACCGGCGCTCCCACACACGCGCTCGATACGGCCGTCTTATGCGCAGCGGCGGCCTATGAATCTGATTGTTGGGGAGTCTGTGATAATGATATTTTTCATTTTGTAAATTGGCAGCCCCTTACACAATTAGGATACAAAATAACGGGTGATATGAATTTGCCGGAAAAAACATTGTTTTTTTATGCTGCTGATACCGAAGCATTTTTTAGAGTATTTCCTAATTTTGGATGTGTAGGATTTGAGCCAAAAAAATCAGTGAAATCTGTGACTAAATTGACTTAATCCTCTATGTTCTCTGCCTGCCCGACGAAGTCTTGACGAAGGCGGGTACCCTCTGTGGCCAATTTTTCTTTGTGTCTTTGTGCCTTCGTGGCAGCGCAATCCACGTAATCAGCGTCTAAAATTCCCCAAATAAATTTTCACCTTATTGCTAATAATTAGCAATCAGCATCTTTTCAAATCTGCTTTCACTTCGTAGTTTGTAATTGCGAATATACCAAAATATCACTCTTGCATTGAAAGGAAAAGAAAATGCCAACTGTAAAATGCCCGAATTGCGGAAGAGAAAGACTGGTTGTGGAGGGCAAGAAAAAGAAGTGCCGAAAGTGCGGGACACCGCTGTCGGCGATTACTGGTTACTCAGCCACTGAAGGGCCATCTGATCCATTAGCGGCTGAACCCGTATTAGCTACTCAGGTCGATGATACGATCGATGACAGTGTCGATGAGACGGTCGAGGAGACGGTCGATGAGCTTGAAATGGCCGAACTTGATACAATGACCAGGAGGGAGCTGATAGGATATGCAGCGGAAAACGGCATCGAGATTGATAAAAAAGCGAGGAAGAAAAAGATACTGGTCGCGATAAAGGATGAATTATCGAAACCGGACCAGGCAGCGGCACCTGAATAATACGACATACGAAACACGAATTTTGTTCATTGTTGTTCGTTCATTGTCGATTGCCTATGAACTACGAACTCATAACAACGAACTTATTGAGTAACGAATAAATGGCCACTTTAGCTGAAGAATTAGCGAATGTTCAGGCAGCGATTGTTAAAGCCGAAGCTGCACAAGCCATAACGGCGGAAGATGGACGGTCCGTTATAAGAGGGCAGTTAAAAGTCTTATATGATGAAAGAAGAAAATTAAGACATGCTATCGCTGCAGAGGCCGTAAGAGAAAAACACGGAAAGACAATCTACGAAACTTAAAAAATGAAGGCGAGAAATAAAAAATCCGGTTCGCGGGCGAGGCGAACCTCGGAATATTTCGATGAGGTCGTAGGTATTGTTTCGCCGAGAAGGGCGTTCGAAAGGAAGCGGTTCCGGTTCGGATACGATGCGCTCGATTCGAGCCGGCTGCGAAAGAAGCGGATGGGAATCGGCGGGACGGGTGATAAACAGCTTACTGAACGAAACCTCTACCGGCTGCGTGAAATCTGCCGCGAGATGGGAAGGAACAACCCGTTAGTCAAGGGTCTTTTGAGAACCGAGCGGAACGGGGTCGTGGGGACGGGACCTAAAATAGAGGCAAGGACAGGCGACGAGAATCTTAATAAGGACATTGAAACGGCATGGGCCGAAACAATGCTCCAGAAGCCCTGCGATGTAACGGGCAGGTTCAATTTTAATAAGCTCATCCGGACACTATATCTGACTTATCGAAGGGACGGAGATGCAGGGGTCATCTTTACCGATTACGGTCTGCAGGCGGTCGAGGGCGAACAGATAGGGACACCTTACGGAAGGAAAGAGGGTGAGCATTTCGAGATTGTAAATGGTATCGCCTACAGTAAAAAGACAAAGAGGGTCATCGGCTATTATATAGGGGCGCCGGACAGGTGGGGCTATATCAAGTCCGCGAACCTTCGAATGTATAAGGCCGAATTTGTTCATCATATATTCAATCCCGACAGGACAAGCCAGTCGAGGGGCGAGCCGGTACTGACGCCATCGATAAATTTTATCGATACACTCTGCGATTATATAGATGCCGAATTGGTGGCGGCGAAGGTCAACGCCTGCTTTTCAATGTTCATTGAGCAGGAATATCCGGACAGGCCGGAACCCTACACCAAGGGCGTAAGCGATACCGGCTACGATGAAGATGATGAGCAGTTAGAGCATGTTCAGCCCGGAATAATTATGAGGGGGTCCCCCGGAGAGAAGGCGTACGGTATCGGCCAGACGAGGCCGGGTTCATTATTCGACCCGTTCGTATTGCGAATGCTGACCTTTATAGGCAGGCCGTTGTGCATGCCTTTAATGCTGATTGGTCTGGACTTTTCGGGCGTTACCTTTATGAACGCCCGGATTGCGTATTCCGAGGCGCGCGATAACTGGACGGGCGAGCAGGAGGACGTTATTAAGCCGTTCGCTTCGCGGGTATACCGATGGTGGCTGCAAAATCTTATCGCCTCAAAACAAATAAAAGTTAAAACAAACGGGAATACCTTCCGGCACGAAGTAATCTGCAAGCGCTGGCCGTATGTAGACCCGTTCAAGGAAGCCAAGGCCGACGACCAGCAACTCAAAAACGGGACCACGAACCGTACCATAATCTGCGCCCGGCAGGGCGAGGATTTCAGCGAGGTAACGACGCGATTAGGTGAAGAAGAAGAAATCAGGAGCAAGGCAGGACTGCCTAAATTAGGAGAAAAGAAGATATAAAATGAGTTATCTTTTGAAAAGAACATAATGGTCCGATTCCCAAAGATTGTCATATTCATCATATAAACGGTATTAAAAATGATAATCGAATTGAAAATTTGATGCTGATTAAAAATGGTGATCACCAACACAAGCACCATGACATAAAAGATTTAAGAAAAAAGGATATTATTTCTAAACTTACAAAGGGTTGTTCAATTAAGAACCTGGCCAAACAACTTGGTGTTTGTCGCGGAACTATTTATAAACGGTTGGAAGGAATAGGAATCCGCCGAATCTTAAAAGAAAAGGAGGTGTATTATTCCGTACGAAAATGAGCATAGCTGCCGATTGAGGGACCCGAAAGAATTTAATCCCAAGACATTTCGGCGGACTGACGGTGGTACTCTTTACAGCAAAATCAAGGTTCCTAAAACTATCGCAATTATATGGGCAAAGCTCAAGGGGAAAGATAAATCATCCGACCCAACCATTGCGCAGGCCCTTAGATTTCCGGTTAAGAACTGGACTTCTGATAAGGCAAAAAAATGGCTGAAGGATAATAAGATTAAATATCAAAAGTTCGAACCGGCGTCAAAGAGCAAAAAGAAACAGACTGCGGACAGGGCTGCGG